GACAGGATTTTTGCCAAATGCCACTGTTTCATCAGCATAAGCCGTAGTGTGATTTTCTTGCACCGGTGCATCTTCTATCTGCACACTCAAATAATATTGTGTATTCCTGCTGGTAGAAGAACCGCTATGCGTAACCGTGTTGCTATCACTAAATCTGTAATTTCCCGCAGGCAATATGATGGTGTCGTCAATTGAAAGATCTGCTTTATAATTGGAAGAGTTGTTTGGTGTAACACTTCCAAAGGTTACAAAATAAAACTTACCTATCGCTTTGTTTCTGTTTTCACTATACACGGTCGCACCAGTGCCAGTGTTTTCTATTGTAAAATTGATACTGTTGTCAATTATGCCCACTGGTGTTCCATTTATCTGGGTGCTCATCTGTTGAATGACTCTTACCTGTGCTTCTTGATTCAATGTAAATGTTACACCTGCATCTTGTATGGTGTTGTTTGAAGTCTGACTGCTTACACTATGAATCCTTGTCGCGGTCTCTGATCTCCTATTCAATAGGCCCGATGCTGTGCCTGTCTGTCCTGTGAATGAACCAACTGTCTGTGGTGTATAGGCTGATGTTAAATCAAATATCTTCTTACCCTTGACTGTAACTTTTACATTAGGTATTCCACCACCATATGGGTTGTTATCAGCATCTTCTTGATCTTCAATCTTCTTCCATCTAAACTTACAAGCCAAATAAGCCAGTCCTCTCAACCTATGGTCATCTGTCCAACCAGGTGCTTCTTTCAACAAAGACGAAGCAACTTGATCATCTCTACCGTCAAAAAATTGTAATTCTAATCTGCTTTCATCTGAATATGGACTTGTTGATGAAGTTGTCTTTACTCCGTGAGCAAAACTATTTGGAGTAACAACAATATCATCAATCAACAACTGCGTGTAACTATCAACTTGACCTTCTGACAGCACATAGGCCACATACAGATATTCATTACTCGAACCATTCGTAGATACAAACACTCTTGCTCCACCAACCATCCTTGTTCCATAGACCACAGGCACGTTTGTTATACCTGAGTCTTTGTTTAGTAATACACCTTGTATCTGTTCTGTCTGTGATGCTGAAACTTCTGGCACCGTAAGGTCTAAACCAAACGGAGATGTAAATATTTTTACTACACCCTCAACGATGTCTCCAATAAAATCAAAGACTCTGCTGATGATACCTCCACCACCACCTCCACCTTTGTTATGGACAAGGTAATCGTTGGCATAGTAAGTGTTGTCATTATCTAATTCTAAATTATAAACTTTTTCAAACCAATTTAATGGATTCCAATTGGCTTTTATTTTTTTAACTTCTATCTGTCCTAATTCCGTAAGGATCTTGTCTCCAACCTTCAATTCTGTGATGTTTTCTAAGTCCTTGTGATTATGGAACCAATTGTCCCAGGTCTCTGGATCCCACCATTTCTTGTATGGTTTGATTGCCTTCCATCCTGTTGTAGTTTGGAATGGGTGTTCTGCTGTCGTAAAATATTCACCATCATTAATGCTGTATTTCTTTCTGAAATGCAAGAACGGAGTGTAGATCTTTTTAACGTGATTTAATTTCTTAGCACCTCTGATTTGATCACCTATTCTGATATCCTTGATGGCTTTCGTTTCACCATTCGCTAATTTTATCTGTGTATCACCTGCAAAACAACACATCTATTTGTTCTCCATTTCAAAATAATAAAAAGGTTTCTTGTGTGGTCCAAACTCAGGATAAAGATCTTTAACTTTAAATCCTAACCATTCCAACCATTTGATATGATCTTTGTGGTCGCAATAAACAAAATTGAATAATTTTTTATACTTTGGTTTGAAGCCTAATATAACTCTCCTACATTCAACTAAAAATTCTCTTTTCAAGTGTGGGAACTCTGACATCCAATCACTCATAAGCAACCAAGGTTGTCCAATATCTTTCTTGCCTGCAACACCAAACATTCCAACAGGCCTGCCATCCACCACAATAGTGTAACTTTCCAAACTTGCGTTGCAAGTTATCTTCATTGCCTCTCTGTTAGGCAGATCTGTCATCCACTTGATTGTGTTTGTGTCTTCTTCACGAAGTTTATCTGCAACTATTATTATATCAGTTGCATTGGCTTCTCTGAAGTAACCTTCTATCGCTGTGTGTATGCCTTGTTTCTTTCTTATCATAATGCTTTCTCGAAGTGTATTGATTGTTGTTTCACATCACTAACAGTATCTACCAAATGATTACTGAAATGTGGCAAAGATGAATCAAAACCAATTGATACATTGCCATTTGTTAGTGCAAAATTCTCAATAAACCTAAACACCTCATCCATATTTTCTTTTGTTCTATATTCTTCTAAGATGTAGAAGAAATTGATATTCAACTTCTTTTTGTCATTGTGTATGAATCGTTCTTCCGTTAAAACAAACAGACCAACCATCATTTTATCAACGTATAGTGCTCTTGTTACATTACCTGGTGTAACAAAAACATTCTTAATTTTAAAATTGAAATCAAAGGCAGGTTCAGTGCCAAATAATTCTTTTATTGCTATGTTGCTTACATCAATCGCTGAAGCATAGTCTTTCTCTCTTATCTCTCTTATTTCCATTATGGTCTCCCCCATTTTATGTCTTTTACAATTTGTGGTGAAAAGTCCATTCCCTTGTCACCACTGAAATGTAGATTCTGTGATGCTGGGTTTGTTCTTCTGCCGTTTGTTCTGTTGAAATCTGCAAAGAAACTTGCAACAGCCAAATTCACGTTGGCACTATTTTGCGATTCAGTTATCCTCCAGCCTGATATTCTGCCATCAAAGATAGTGAATACATCATTGGCCGTGAATGAATAATCATCCTGCAAAACTGCTCTATACAAGACAACCCTCTTGTCTATGAAGTCATTGTTCAATAAAACTGCAACCATAGTTGGATCAACTGCTGTGAATGAAAGATCCAAAGTCCCAACCCTTAGGTCAGAATTTTCAACAATGTCTTTGTAATTTAAGAATAAACCTTGTGCTATGTAGGTGTTGGCACCGCTGTCTGGTGCTGTTGGTGAATCATATGATAAGTTGATGTTTGCTGTTGTGAAATACAACGCAGTAGAAAAATGAAATTCTAATAAGTCTGCTACGAATACTTTTTTCTCGGCTAACTTATCTTGGAGTGCCTTTGGTATATCTCTTGGCATTATATCTCCTCACGAACACTTATTTCATAGTAGTATTTGCCATTCTTCTGGACTTCATAACTTAATTCGTCTGTTGTAAAAAATACTTTGAATGGCACGTTGTTGTATGTAACTGTTGTTGATCCACCTGTGATACCTGTCACTAATGGTGGGAAGAATGACATCTGTTTCACTGCTGAGTCATTCGCTAATGTAAGGTCATCTACAAGCATATAAACTTTGTCGTGATTACTAAACTTAATTAAATCTCCCTTCTTCAATGTGCCAGAAGGTGTGCCATCATCTGTGATACCAACCGCTACAGATCCCGCTGATTGATTCATCGATGGATCAACTGATGTAACATTGGCAGTTGTTACCGTGCCTGTCATCGTGCCTGTCGTTGAACTAATCTCTGGTGGAACTATGTTGAATGATTCAACCTGACCGTCCTGCTGTATTATGAACGAATAGATTGCGTTGAAGTCTGTTCTGTTTAAAGGTGGTGATTTCAATTTCAAACTGAAATATTGAGCACCTGACTTAACTCTTTGTGTCTTGCCTGATATAGATTCTGTCAATCTACTCTTCGTGTTGCTTTTTAATTCTGTTGCAGTAAAACCTGCTGTGGGAAATGTTCCTGCCATTATACTAACCTCGCTCTGCCTCTTTCAGTTAATCCTCTATTGACTAAACTAATTATTAATTCTTGTCTTGTCGCTAATAATTCATCAAAGTCTCTCGCATCAACCGTTGATATGTTAAAATTAATTGTTGCTCCTTGTGCCGTGCCAAATCCTTCTGTTGTTGGTTCAATGAATCCTGAAGTTGAAGGACGGAAAAGTTCTGGTTGGCTTTCTCCAACGACATAAGTCTGTCCTGGAACAACTGGACCACCCATCTCCCTGGCCTGGTATGATTCTCCTTTAATGGCATTGATCTGTGATGCCGTGTAGGCAATTGCCGCTCCTGCAAAAAGGAAGGCCGCAATTGGTCCCCCAACTTTCATTCCATATGCAAATGCTGATTGTGTTGCCGCCTTGCCATCAATTACTGCCTCTGCGATACGCACCGCTTTGTATGCCGCAAATGCCTGCTTGTTCATTGAAGCCATTTGTTCTAATATGCTTCTGCCTGCTTCTCTGTTAATTTCTTTCTTCTGCTCATTAGTTGCATTCTCAAGATCAATCTCCTGTATCTTGCCTGAACGGATTAAATCTATATTCTTTTTGTGTCGTGCTTTATTTTCTTTTGCCCTGTCATCTTCCATTTTTGTAACGTCTTTATGGAATGCTTTATTGATTTCTGCTTTCAACTCTGCCGCTTCCTTTTCATTTAGAACTTCTTTTTTAAGCAGTTCATCAACTCGTGTAAATCTTTCATTTCTTATTCTTAAGATCTCGTCACTATGGCTTTCATTTAGTTGTCTCATTTCGTCTATGAAACCTTGATTCTTCTGTTTTAATTTGTCAAGTGCATCCGCCGCCGCTTGATCCGCCTGTGCTTGTTTTTGTTTTTCAGCATTTAGTTTTTTCTGATTTTCAATATGATCCTTGATGTGTTGATCCTGTTGTCCGTCCGCTATTGCTTTGTTAGTTTCTGCAAGTATTCTGTTTTGTTCTATTGTTGCAATGATCTCATCTCTAAGGTCAATATATCCTTGCACTTGTTTCTTGTTATGAGTAACAAGATTTTCACCAGTCTTGATATAGTGCATTATTGCCGCTGGTAGGTCTGTAGGACCCATCTCCAAGAAGGTTTCGTTTATCCTGTGGTTTAATTCTTTTAATACTTGATCTAACTTGTTTGTGTCTTCAATGGCTTGCAAAGCCTCAAGGCCCAAGTTTTCAAATGGTCTGCCTGCCGCAATACCATCTAAGATGTTTGTAAGACTGACTAATGTGTTTTGATACTTTTCAGTTACACCTGTGGCCTCTGCAATTTTGTTTATCGCTCTTCCAAATGCATCACCAAATGCCATTTCTGATTGTGCAAGTGTGGCATTCATTTTCGCAAATTCAGTGTCAATGGCTGTGGAATTCTCCAACATCTCAAACATAACCATCGCATTAAGTTTGCCTGACTGCGACATTTTTCTAAGTTGACCAACGCTGATACCAGTCTCCCTGGCCATAATAGAAAGTGCTGGACCAAGTCCCTCAACTAAACTTCTAAATTCATCACCTCTTACCTCACCAGAAGCCATCGCTTGTCCAAACTGCCTAAT